GCTGATGTAAAGTCAGAAGTAAATCCTGAAGCTGAAGCAGCAGAGTGAAGCATTGCAAGGATTTCTAAGTCGATTTCCATTGTAATGTATTCAGATAACATTGAAGTCAATTCAGCTTCCGCATCGATAGAATGATAAGCATTCAAATCTTGTGCGAATTCTGGTGACCATTTAACTTTAAGCTTTCTAGTCTTAGCAACTAAAGCTTCTTGTTCTAATTGAACTTCCAATTCTGGAATTTCAAGGTCAAGTCCTTTAGATGCAGTTGCCATTCCAACAGCATTACTAACAGCACCACCGATTTCTGGGATATTTCTATCTTCAAAATCACCTCTTTGAGTAGCATCAATTGTATTAGTATAGTAATATACATCAACAACACCTGTTGCAGAAATTGGAGTTGAGTTATCAAAACCAAGAGCTACAGCAGAAACAACGTTAGAGTCGCCAGATGCGTTAGCTAATGGAGTAGATGCAGTAGCAATTTTGTGAGATGAACCTGAGATACAGTAGAATGAATTCCAGATTGACATATCGATACCAGCAGTATCTAAAACGTGTACAGTACCGTCAGATTCAATATCGCAAGATGCAGAAGCAACTTTTCCTAATGAATATCCAACTTGTCCACCAGTAGAACCATCATCCCAATTGTCATAAAGACCTTTGGTTAAATTAGCTTTACCTTTTTTAGTTGTGTTACCGAATAATGAATCGTCGATTGCGTGACGTCCTTTACCTTGTTGGCCTGAACCGCCGTATTTGAAGTCTAACCAGAAAACTAAACCAGATGGTAAGTTCATAGGTTGAACTGAAACGAATTCCTTAGAGGATAATTCGCCAAAGATTCTTCTAACTAATGGAAGTGCAACGCCATTCCACTCTTCTGCAGAAGTAGTACTAGTAGTATTTGCTTCTGAGATAAGTTGTTTAGCTTGGTTTTCTAAAAGAATAGCAGTATTATGTTTATCATATTCTGTATTGATTCCTTCTAAAAGACCAGTGTTTTCCCATTTAGTTACAAGACCTTTTGTTTCGTTTCTCTGAGCTTTGAATGTAGCTTGAGAATCTTGTAATAAATTGTTTATTTGTGACATTTTTAAGTCTCCTTATTTTTATAAAATTATTTTAATCCTGCTAATCTTTGCATTCTTGTTGCAAATGTATTAGCTTCGACGATAACATCCTTAGATGGTTTCGTAGATTTCGTTGCATTAGATGCGAAGTTTTCATTAACTCTTTTCTTTGGAGTGTATGCAGTTAAAGATTCTGCTAGTGTTGAATATACTAGTTTTACTTCTCTTACTGAATTTGCTCTATCGAAAGTTTCGATTACTTTCACCTTTTGCGTTTCGTTCAAATTGTTACCTCTGAATAGTTTGTTAGAATAAAGTAATTTCGAGTTTAACAAGTTAACCTCATTGATTTTACCTTTTAAGAATCTGATTACTTTGTAAGCTTCTTCTAATTCAGCTTCTTCAGTTGTTTCTTCTTCCTCTTCTTCTACAGTTTCTTCATCTTCTTCCTGTAAAGATTTAATGATTTCTTCTAAATCCATCTCATCTTCTTCAGTTACTTCCTCTTCTTCACCTTCAGCAGTTAAAGCAGCAGCTTCATCATCGTTATCAGCTTCATCAGATTGTCCTCCAACACCAACTGCATCTGTAGTAGTTTCTTCTTCTACTGTTTCTTCTTCAGATACGTCTTCGTCTTCTAATTCTCTAATGATAGCTTCTAATTCTAAATCTTCTTCTACCTCTTCTTCTCCTTCTTCAATCTCTTCTGATTCTTCGTATGATTCATCTGCTGGTACATCTTCACCAGTTTCAGCAGTTTCTTCATCAGCAGATCCAGTGTCAGCCGCATCAGCAGTAGTGTCAGCAACAGAAGCTTCCTCATCCTCGATAGAGGTATCAGTAGTTTCTAGTTCGTCTTCTTCTTCTAATTCGTCATCCATTTCTTCAGCTATCTTTTGAGATAACATAGATTGTAGTTTTGGAGTGAAAGCTTCTTCAAGAGCAAGTTTTGCGTTTGCGATAGCAGTTGAACGAACGGCTTTGGCATCAGCGATTGCTTCTTTTAATAAGTTCTTTGACATTATTATTCTCCTTAAATATAAATTTTGGAAATATAGGTATTGGACCTATAATAGATTGTGATTGTTTTTTGTATACTGTACTATATAGAGGATAGTGACATTTGCGTATACCTTGTGTATATATAAGTATATACAACTTTCGTAAAAAACTAAAAAAGAGAGATAAAAATACCTCTCTTTCATAAATTTTGTATGTTTTTTTAACTATCTAGCTTTATCTTTGACAATTGCAGTCCAAACATAACCTTTTTCGTTTCTCTTTTCCTGTTTAAGCTTCCACTGGTTTTGTCTTATTGCATCTTCTCTTTTGATTCTTTTCTTAAAAGAAGGCTTGATATATTCTTTTCTTGAACGATATTGACCTATTACATCTGCATCTTTCATTTGACGCTTAAGATATTTAAGTGCTCGTTCTAATGTTCCCATACTAGGGTCTGGTACTTTCACTCCTGAAGGCATACCTTCAATAAAAAATTCGTGTCTTCCTAATTTCTTTCGGAATGGTTTTCTTGGTCCATCATCTCTTTTATTAGTAGACGAATGGTTTCTGTGCTTTTGGTTTCTGTTATAAGCCATGTTTTATTTTTTAGTTAAACTTTAATTATATATAATATAACAAAAAAAATCGACATATGAAAACATATGCCGGCCTTTTTTAATATTTGTTATTTTTTACTATATTTTCTTAAGTATTAGAAGAAAATCACCAATATGTCTAGGTGACATACCATACTTCATTAAAGCTTTATTTATTTGTCCCCAAGCATATTGAGTGTTATCACCTTCTTCTATAGGTGATTCTTCTTGTAAGTGTTTTTTAGCTTCATAAGCTTTTTGTACATCTTCCAATGTAGGTAGAGCTTTACCTGAGGTGTGATCCCAAGCTGCTTCTTTTAATATATCTTTGAATTTTATCATTTTATTCTCCTTGAGTTTACCTTCGTTCTGTAAATTATATTCTGCATCTTCAATCCAATCTTTTACATCGAAGTCACCATAGTCTTTTACAAAATCCATTGGCTTTTTTCTTGCCATTTGCTCGATAGATTTTAGATATTCCTTAACATATCTTTTATCTATTTTTTTACCACCAAATGTTTTTGTTAAAGCGTTAACCGCATTTGCTAAAGTGTCTTTTGCTGTAGTTTCGTTAAGCTTTCCTTCCCAATACATATCTGACATTTTTTCTTTGAATTTTGGGTCATTGTAATTACCTCTTGCTTTTTCTAAAGCTCTTCTAGCTTTCAAAGCGTTTTTCTTTAATATCATAAAATAACCTTTTTTACCACCACCCATTTTTTTAACATATTGAGAAGCTTGTATTTTATTACCAGCAGGTCTTGAATTACCTCTTGGGTCAATTACTACATAGTCAGCTTCATTCAATTGTTTGAATTTAATATTCGCCATTTTATCTTCCCACAATTTTTTTATAATTAGATTTATCCATTACAAGCTTTGCTTTTGCCAATAATTCTGAATAATAACCTTTTACCTCTCCTGCATTTCTTGCAACGTATTCTTTTTGCCAGTCATCAGCAGTGTCTTTCGTTTTTGATTTTTCATAACCCGCAGCTTCTCTTACATAATTTTCATATGCTCTTACCATACTACCATAATTACTTGAAATAGTTTGATATGAATCCCAGCCAGTACTCATCATACCTTTTTTAAGCATATCTGTAGTAAACTTAAATACTTTTTCTGTTACTTTCGTAGCTTCGTCTAGCAATCTTTTTAATTCGTTTGGCCCTTGATCAAAAATCTTAACCTGCAATGCTTTTTTATATCTTTTATAATTTTGGTCAGCGATATTTTTGTTTTTCATAAGAGCAGTTGCTCCTCTTTGAGCTTCAGCTCTAGCAGCTTGTTTTTCTTTTGCTGAAGGTATATCATCTAAAGCAATTGATAATACTCTATCAGCTACCTTAGAATATCTCTTATAGTTATCAAGTTTCTTACCTTGATTACCTATCATGTTAGAAGAACTTTTATCAGCACCCCATCTTTGTCTTGGCCAATACATAGATTTTTTACCTATAGTAATTCCAATAATACCTGGAGATATATCGCCGTATTCGTATTGTCCAGAATAAGGATTTGGTTTACGTGAGTCTACAATAAAAATATTCATGTGATCGTTAGAAGCAGTTGCACCTTGAAGTACATTAGCATCTTCTACATCTGACCAAGCGAACCCTCTTGATTTGGCAGTTGTATCAAAGAATTTTTTATCCCCACCGCCCATCAATTGAAATAATGCAGTGATTTTCTTTGATTGAAATTTCTCTGTCAATAAAGATCTAGCAATTTCTTCTTTTATAATGTTTCTTAATAATGTTGTATTCATTGTTATACCCCTATCTTAATATATGTTAGCATATCTTTCATTGCTCTTAAAGCTTTAGTTTTAGCTTTATCGAATTCTTTACCATATCTATTTCCCGAACCACCTTTGTTTTGATTTGCAACTAAATGAAATAACTTTGTAAATTCTTTTTCTTCTTTAGAATTCTTCATTTTAGGAGCAGCTTCATTCATGTTAATACCAACACCTGGTACTGATATAACACTTTTTAATCCTTCGAAAGCTTCATTAACTTGATTTTTGAATTTGTTAACTGTTTCGTTTTTACCTTTATGCATTTTATCTATCTTATTGAAAAAGTCTTTCTTTTCTTCGTCGTCTAACTCTGCTGGAGAATCTACTCCTTCATCATCTAATGCATCTTTGAATTTAGCTTGATATTTGTCTTGAGCTTCAGTCTCATTTAATTCTTTAATTTCATAATACTTACCGAGCTTACCACCAATTTCTTCAAATACAGACTCCATTCTTTGTTGTAGCGTTGCTGATTCCTTTGCAGTTGCTTCGAATACCTTCATAGCATCGCCTAAGCCTTTCATATCACGTTTAACAGATACTGCATCGAACCAATCGTTTTCTTCTTGCATTGCCATTCTACTAGCGTTTTCTGCTAACTTTTTCATATTTTCAACCATTTCGCCTATGCTTTCTGATTTGTATATTTGTGAACCGTATTCATTAAATTTAGATACAGCTTCTAAAGTTTCTTTTCTTTCTGACTCAGTCATTTTTTCAGATTTGAAGCCTGTAGATTCGTTAAGCTTTTTCCAGCCTCTGATATCGAATTTATTCATTATTTTGTTCTCCTATTTGGTAAAGAGCATTTGCAAGTTAATTCGCATAGCATCTCGTTTATTATGTTGTTTAAGTTTTCGTATTTATCTACTTTCAAAGAATTTACAGATTCATTAACTGGTGCCATAAATGCCCCATGAGTTGATGGGTTAGAAACAAAGTCCCAACACACCAATTCAAAATCAGGTTGTACTTCTACAGTGCCTTCACCTTCACCTTCTCTTATTTCTTCTACAGAACCTAAGCCTCTTGAACTTATTCCTAATTTTACTCCAGCTTTTAATAATTCTTTTAATATATTTCCTGCAGGAGTTCCAAGTACTTCAACTGTTCCACATAAATCATCACCTTTCCACCATATCTTTTTTATATTATGAGAAACATTTTGTAAATTTACTACTGAAGATTCTGGATGGTCCAATTCACCAAGAGCTCTATTTTCTGCTATCTGTATTGAAGAGTATTTTTTTGCTTCACGCATTAAAGTTTCTTTAGGGTATACTCTACCATTTTGATTTTTAGCGTCAGCTCTTTGTAATACACCACTTACAATTACCCGGCCATTATTTTTCTTTTCAGACTCGTTTATCATTTGAGGTGTTACGTCAAACGATGAATAGTCTATTAACAGTGATTTTGACATTAGAATCTCCTAAGCTTTTGTGCAATTTCTACCATACGATTAGAAATTTTTTGCAAATTCAACCTTGTGGACTTCCAATATTTTGTCGAATCAATTCCATCTTCAGTCTTTAGTTTTATATTCTGATTAACCATTCTTTCTATCTTAAAAAGTCTGCTGTTAACTTCTCTTATTGCCTTGTTAACTTTTTGCTTTGAATTTAATGATTCGTCGTTTCTATATTCCTTATAGTTTATTTCACTTAAATTCATAATCTTTGACATCTTCACAAACGTAGATTCTTCGATGTCTTTCTTTTTCTTTTTCTTAAACGCTTTTGGAGTGTCATATGATTCACCACCGCCAGTAATGTTTTCTTCTTCTAATTCTTCTTCTTTGATTTTCTTAAAATCTTCTTCAAACATTTTATCTAATTTTTTATTTAATGACATTTGCCAACTCCTTTGATAGATCGTATGCTCGTAATACAGATATTATAAATTTATCTTTTATTTTCTTTTCCTCTTTTACTAACTTTAGCTGAGAGCTAACTTCTGTTAACTTTATTTTTACGACATCATCTTTTATATGTTTTGCTGCTTTGTCAATTTTAGAAGTAGTGCTATCAATTTCAGAGTGTATATATTTTTTAAGCTTGTCTGTATTTGATATATTATTTATATATTCTTTAAGTAGTGATTTTTGTTTTCTACCTAGCGTTCCATATTTTTCGTTGAACTTTTCCAAAAGTATTTTATATGATAACATACGAACTTCTTTATCTTGTTTTGAATATATGTCATATGTTTCATCAACTTTACTTTTAACAATTTTTTTATTTGTTATAGATTCTACAAGTGAATATCTAAATCTAACTTGATTTGAAGGTGATGCGCCTTCGAACAAACAATATACAGAAGCGTTTTGAGAATAATTCGAAACTTGTGTTTTGAAAAACTCTTCTATATTATAGTTCTTTTTAATTTCTTTAATAAGATTATATTTTTGTTTCTTAAGTACATTACTAGAAAGTTTTTTACGTTCTTTTAATACTGCATCTATAAACCTTTCTGCTTTAGGTTCAGTATTGAATTTTTCAGATAAAAGAGTTTGGTATAAACCTAGCTCTTTCTTTAGAGATGTGTTTTTCTTAAAGAATTCTCGTATAATACTAATAGCGGAGGAATTTTCTATGCCATTGATAGTGTCGTTAGTCACTTGGCGCACAAGCAATTCAAATAGAATTCCTGTGTTTTTATATTTTGAGTGTTTTACGGCCAATTTTTCTTCCCTTATATATCTTTATATATACTTTATAATAAATATCAAAAAATATATTAAATATCGCTATCTAATATGTTTTCCTCGTTTAATAAGTTGGTTTTTTTAGTTTTCTTCATGTCGCTGAATAAACTTACAGCTAAAGATCGTTTATCTTCTTTATTCATGAATCTTCTTTTACCTTTGTTATTTTTTAATTTCGCGTTTCGCTTTCTTTCTTCTTTAGCAATTGGGTCTCTACCTCTTGCAGATTTTTGAGTACCATATTTTGGGCCTTCTTTTGGTCTTCCTTGACCAGGCTTATTTTCATTAACATCGCCTTCTGATTCTCCCCAAAGATCGCTTGAGTCTTGTGGGTTTGCATCGAAACCTCCTTCTTCACCTGCAGGTGGTTGAGCTCCCATCTGTAGTGCCCATTCGGTGGATTTAGCTTCACCTGATTGAACAGGGTCATTACCGCCTTCAAGTTCATTGTGTCTGAAGTATCGCTTTCTATCATGTACAACGCCCCGCTGCTGTTCTTGCATTTCTTCTGTTGACATACCTAATATATTTTTATATGCCCATTCTTCTGAAATTATTCTGCCATCTTTTATTGAAGAAATTAAGTCTAATTTTTGAGACCATAATTCAACTTTTTCTTGTTCGTGTATAGTTGAAGAGTTTGTAAGACTTAAATCAAAGTCAACAAGATCTTCTTCTGTAAATCCTTGAGAATATAAATGTACCATTGCAATTTTTGTTAACTCTGAAACAAATATTCTTTGTACTCTTTCTATAGTTCTTGCGAATCTTACATCTTGCGCTGCTAGTGTTGCTTTTCCTTCTACACCTTCTTCATATCCTAAGAATGCCTTTGGAATTTTCAATGCTGCAAACATTCTATGTTTTAAGTATTCTACATCGTCGATTCCGCCAAACTCCATTCCAGACATTGTATCGATTTCAGTACCTGATTGTCCACCTCTTACTGGAAGATAAACATCTTCTAACATATTTGACATGTTAAACTTCAAGTTATACTGGCCAGTAGCAGGATCTATATATGGAGTCTTTTTCATTTGGTTTATAACTCTCTGCATATATGTATCTACTTCAGCAGGTGGTATATTACCTATATCTATTTTATATACTCGTTTTTCAGGTGCACGCATAATTCTGTGGATTAACATTGCGTCTTCCATAAGAGTTAATTGTTTATATGTCTTTCTTGCTGGTTCGATCATTGATTTACCATAAGGTAAAAAATTCATATCGCTTAACAATCTAAAATGACCTACTTCATAATTATCATAAGATACTTTAGTACCTGTTTTAGTATGTGGTGAAGCCTGACCTCCCATTGAAGGATCATGTGTAAATTGAACCATATCTGGATTTGAAGGATCTATACCTTCTTCTCTAAACATTTCATATGCTGACATTGGCAAGCAGTTTGTCACACCAACTTTTTCTGTTATATCTAATTTTAGATACAGGTCGCCATATTTACACATATTTCTAACCCAAGGCCAAGCATTAAATTCTATATTCAAAACATCATAAAATAAATTGTTTAATACCTTTTGTACTTCATCGTTTTCAGATTTTATTGTAAGTACATTACCGTATTCGTTTTTAAGTGTAGATTCATCTGCGTATATATCTAATGCCGATGATATAATAGAGTCTTCGTCCATAACTTCATAATCAGTATAAAGCTGAAGTCTCATTGTGTGGAAATTGGCCTGTTGATTATAACCGTAATTACTACTTTGGTAGATTTTTGAAAATCTATCTATGAGTCTATTTGTTTCTAACTTAGTATTTGATTGTACTTTACTTAAATCTGCAACTTTTAAGCCATCATCTGTACGTCTTACTATAGTTCCTGAAGAAAATAAAGTTTTTAATCTTCCAAAAAATGTTTTTTCTGCCATTTATTTATGCTCCTTTATAATAGCCAGGTTAAGTCTTCACTATCATCGCCAATTTGTTGCTTCCAAGGGTTTTCGCTATTGCTGGTTCCTTTGTAAGCTCCTTTTGTATTAACTATGTTATTGATAGCGTTCTTGTTCATAGCTAAACCTTCGCTATGTAATCGAAGAGCATTATCTCTAACGTACATTCCAATAGAAAACGCCATCGTTAAGTCATCATTATAACCTCTTTGAGCTTCTGCTTTGTGTCCATTCCAAATGAAAACAAACAGCTCATCGATAAGTCTTTGTGACTTTACAATACACGCCTTTTCTCTAAAATAAATATCAAGTTTCGATATCAAAAGGGGTCGAGTTCTTGAAGATGTTGTAAAACCTGGGGTCATGTTTTCTCTATTTTTTAAGTCATAACCTTTACTTAATTGTGTTGCCGCATCATGAACTCCTTCATGCTTAAATGTATAATAAAGATTTCGATAACCTCTATCAATCGCTGGTTGTATTGCGGCCCAGCCTATATTTGCGTTTTCTATAACTAATAAAGCTTCATTATATTCTGTTGCTATATTAACTAACATATTACCAAATTCTTTTGTACTTATTTGAGACTTAAATTCCGCTACTTGCTCCATCGTTTCTATCTCAACAACATGAAATGTAGAATAATCTGACGAATCACCTCTAGCAACATCGGCAACGACCATATAAGCTTTTGAATAATCTGGATATTTCCAAATCCACATTTCTTCGTTTTGGCCTCTTTTTTCAATTGGCTCGCACACCATGTTTTCTTGGTACCACGTTAATAGCTCACCTGAAACAACAGAATTACCGGAGGTTATAAAATCACAATCACATTCTTGAGCGGCCATCTTGTCGCCTAGCAATTCTGTTTGTAAATCTCTCCAAGCTTGGTCTCGCTCTGGATGCCTTGTCCAGTGTAGCTTTATAGGATTAAACTTACCATCACCTCGCTCTGCCTCTTGCCATACTTTATGGAATAAATTTCCAGTACCATTTGGCGTTGAAAGTAATACAGCCTGTCCACCCGTAGCAAGTGTTTGTTGAGCTGATGTCCATATCTCATCTATCTTGTCAATGAATGCAGCTTCGTCAATTACTAAAAGTGATAACGCTTCCGATCTTGCAGCATCTGGTGAAGATGATACAGCTTTTACTTGAGAACCGTTTTGTAGTCTTAATGATAGTCTATTGTCTTCTTCAGATCCAACTCTTAACCAAGAAGGTAGCATTTCATGCATAACCCTAATTTTTGTAATAAGATTTTTTGCAGTATCTTGCTTTATTGCAATTACCAATACATTAAAATCTTCATTGAATACCATATTCCAAACTGTTAAGCCTGCTGTTAGTGTTGATATACCCATCTGTCTAGACTTAAGGATTATATTAAATCTATTTTCTTTTAATTGTATTAAAGAATCTTCTTGAAAAGGATAGAGATCAAATTTTATTTTACCCTTCATAGGGTGTTGTATATAACAATACTTACGCATGAAGTATACAGGGTCTTTCGAACACCTGATGTACTCTTCTACTAAAGCTTCTTTGATTGTTTTCTTTGCCATAACCTTTATATATAAATATATATGTTTTTAGTTTATTGCAGCTGGCCAGCTAAATAAATTGCAGTTGACGTTCCAACTACACCTACGACTACACCGAACCATCTTTTATTATACCAAGCGTCTGTTATTTTTAACCTGTCTTCGTATAACTTTATTTGATCGTTTAGCATTTTTATTTCAGATTCCTGATTCATAAGAATAGTTTCATTCTTAAAATTCAAATGTGTCTTGTTCAGTAAGTGCATTTCTAAATCTGCGATTAAAATAGTTTTAATACTATCTTGATATTCTAAAGTGTCGACTGCTAGAAAGAAAGCGTCTAATTCTGATTGTGGTATTTTAACAATCTTATCTTGTCCAAAGGAATTTAGTGATAATATAGTTGCTAATATAAGTAATATGTTTTTCATTATTTTTTACTCCTATACTTTTTCTTAAAATCAGATGTTGTTTTCTTAGCTGACTTTGTTGATTTAACTTTTTCCTTAGTTTTCTTAACCTTAGCTTCTGATTTTTTTATCTTTTCTTTTATTACTGCTTTTTCTTTTTTAAGCTTCTTTGTTTTATTCTGTATATCTTTAACTTTAGCTTTATTTTCTTTGATGTCTTTTTTGAATTGTTTTTTACTACCTTTAGATGACATTGCTAAGATGCCAGCTATAACTGCACCTATTCCTAATAATATTTTCCATATTGTTTTCATTTTAATTGCTCCTCTATTAACTTATTCATTTTATCTTCTTCTTCTTTTATATAACTATCGAACCTATCAATAATTGATTGCTTTGCTTTAGAACTTAATGCGCTCCAGTCTTCAATTAAACCAGATTCTGTAATGTTTCTTTTAGCATCTATTTCTGAGTACCATTTTTCGAAAGCACCTTTTTTGTCATCTTTCCATTTTTCAAAATTCTTTCTTACGTTTGTTATAAGCCATTCATTATATGTACCTTTATTTTGCATATCTATTTCAAGTTTTGTTTGACATGCTGAACAATGGCCATAAGTCAAATACATAGCTTTATGTCTTGAATGGTTCATATGACCTTCACACTTAGGACAGCTCATAGGTATTTTATTTATTTCTCTAGCTTTTTTTAATTTAGAGATGTTTTGTTTAACGCCATTTTTCATTATCCACGTTCTACCATTTTCTTCCCAGACTTCGCCTTCTCTATGTTTTTTGTCGTATTTTCTATAACCTGATTGAGTTTGAGATTTTGCACTATAGTTTCCGGTGACTAAATTTCTCATTCTCTGTACTTTATTTCTTGTAATTTTCTTCATAACCTAAAAATATATCATTCCTGTAATTTGATTTATAGGAGCAAA